TTAAATATTATGGATAGAATTAATTTAGATGAAGAAGTTAAGTTATTAATAGAAGGTGGTGCATACGGACACCTTAACCACCCATTTGATGACAAAAATCTTACATTTTCAGATTTTAGAACACTAATTATTAATACACTACAAGGTAAACTTGATAGTGAGGGAGCGGTTACAGAAAAAACTGATGGTCAGAATATAATGATAAGTTGGAAAAACAATAAACTTATCGCAGCTCGTAACAAAGGACATATTAAAAATCATGGTGCTAATGCTCTTAGTATTGGTGGGATAAAAAGTATGTTTGCTGGTAGGGGTGATATTGAATACGCGTTTGTATCTGCTATGAGAGACTTACAAAAAGCACTTAAGAGTTTAAGTAAAAAACAAAAAGATAAAATATTCGGAGAAGGTAAAAAATTTATGTCTTTAGAAGTAATATATCCAAAGACAGCAAATGTAATACCGTATGATAAATCATTATTACAATTTCATGGTACAATTGAATACGATACAGCTGGTTCTCCTATTGGTGAGGATAGAGGAAGTGCTAGAATGTTAGCTGGTATGATAAAACAGATAAATCAAAATATACAGAAAACATATAGTATCACAAAACCATTTGTAACTAACTTACCAAAAGTAAAAGATTTTTCAAAAAGACAAAGTTACTTTTTAGGTAAGTTAAAAAAGTTACAAAATCAATACAACTTAGGTGATACCGATACTTTATCTGATTATCATCAAGCTTATTGGATGGAATACATCTATAATGGTGCAAAACAAACCGATTATAAGAATCCGTCTAACAATATCATCATGAAATTAACAAGAAGGTGGGCATTTTTAGATAAATCGTATAAAATACCACAAATTAGAAAAGATTTAGAAAAATATCCTAAATTTTTAGACTGGTTTTTGACCACAGATAAGATTGACCACGCAAAACTACAAAAACAACACATTAGAGATTGGGAAGTTCTGTTTTTTGAGTTAGGAGCTGAGATATTATCAAACCTTAGTGACTTTATAGCAGCAAATCCATCAAAATCAGCTCAACAAATTAGAAAAGACCTTAAGAATGCAATAAATAAGGTAAAAAAATCAAAAGATCCAAAGGTACTAAATACATTGAAAACACAATTAGATAGATTGAATGCTATTGGTGGTTTGAAATCAGTTGTACCGTCTGAGGGTATTACTTTTGTGTTCAAAGGAAAGTTATATAAGTATACTGGTGCTTTTGCACCAGCAAATCAAATCTTAGGTATGTTAAAATTCGTATAGGAGTAGGTTATGGCAGGATATAGTAAAGAAGCAAAAAAACAAAACGATGCATTGCAATCTATTTTAGAGGGTGGTGCACCAGAAAAAACAATTCAAGTTGGGTATGAAGGTAAAAAACAACCAAGTGGTGACCAAATAAGTCCACTATCAGATGTTATGAAAAAAGCTCGTATGCCTTGGTTTTGTCCTAAGTGTGATAAAATAATGAAAAGTAGACATGATAATAAAATGTGGATGTCATATGGCCATTGTTTTAATTGTCAAATAGAGTTTCAAAATAAACTAGCTGTGGATGGTAAACTTGACAAATGGAAAGCTGACAAAGATAAAAAAAATAAACTAGCGTGGATTAAAGAACAAAAAGAAAGTATAAAAGAATTTAAAAACCAAAAATCACCTGAGTTTCATCAACAATTTAGACCTGATGGATATTCTATTGATAAAGAAAAATGGGATATTGATAAGACTGCTATTATTGAAAAGGCAGATGAAGCTCTAGAGTATTTACAAAGTTTAGAGGATAGTTTAAAATAAATGAGGAATAAACAAGGACAATTAAAAGAAGTAATCAAAAAAGAATACATAAAATGTGCTTCTGATCCAAGTTACTTTCTAAAAAAGTTTTGTTTTATACAACATCCCATAAAAGGTAAAATACCATTTTCGTTATATGATTTTCAAGAAAAAACTGTTGAAGACTTTGTACAACATAGATTTAATATTATACTTAAAGCTAGACAGTTGGGTATATCTACAATTACAGCTGGTTACTCTCTTTGGATGATGACATTTCATCAAGATAAAAACATATTAGTTATTGCTACTAAACAAGAAGTTGCAAAAAACTTGGTTACCAAAGTACGAGTAATGCATGCTAATTTACCATCTTGGTTAAAACAAAAATGTGTTGAAGATAATAAGTTATCACTAAGATACAAGAATGGTTCACAGATAAAAGCTGTTTCAAGTGGTGAGGATAGTGGTCGTTCAGAAGCATTATCTTTATTAGTACTTGATGAGGCTGCATTCATTGATAAGATTGATGGAATATGGGCTGCAGCTTCACAGACATTATCAACTGGTGGTCAATGTATAGCATTATCAACACCTAATGGTGTGGGTAATTGGTTTCATAAAACTTGGATGGATGCTGAAGATGGTTTGAATGATTTTAACTTTATTAAATTACATTGGACAGTACATCCAGATAGAGAACAAGATTGGAGAGATGAACAAGACACTTTATTAGGCCCATCCTTAGCTGCCCAAGAATGTGATTGTGACTTTATTACATCTGGTCAATCTGTAGTTGATGGTATTATATTAGAAGAGTATAAGAATACTCAAGTAAAAGAACCACTTGAAAAAAGAGGTATTGATAGTAATGTTTGGATATGGGAACCACCAAACTATACAAAAGATTATATAGTATGTGCTGATGTAGCTCGTGGAGATTCAACAGATTACTCGGCGTTTCATATAATCGACATAGAAACTTTAGAACAGGTTGCTGAATATAAAGGTAGAATGTCAACTAGAGATTTTGGAAACCTTTTGGTGAACATTTCTATTGAATATAATGATGCATTACTAGTTATAGAGAACAACAATATTGGTTGGGCTACTATACAACAATGTATTGATAGAGAATATCAGAATTTGTTCTATATGAGTAAAGATTTACAGGTAGTTGATGTACACAGACAAGTTAATAATAAAATTAATAGGTCTGAAAAACAATTAGTTCCTGGATTTACTGTTACACAGAAAACAAGACCACTTGTTGTAGCAAAATTAGAAGAGTTTTTTAGAGAAAAACTTGTAACTGTGCGTTCAACTAGATTAATTGATGAGTTGTTTGTATTTATATATAATGGTAGTAGAGCTGAAGCAATGTCAGGCTATAATGATGACCTTGTAATGTCTTATGCCATGGGATTATGGATACGTGAAACTGCTTTGAGGTTACGTTCTGAGGGTATAGAGTTACAAAAGAAAGCAATGAACAGTATAACATCTAATCAAGGTGTTTATACACCAACAAATAACCAAAATGATTCTTGGACAATGGAAATTAACAAACAAAAAGAATCATTGGATTGGTTATTATAATATAGAGGTATAAAATGGCTGATACAAGTATATTTAGTAGACTACAAAGATTATTTTCAACTAACGTTATTGTAAGAAACGTTGGTGGAAGAAAATTAAAGATTAGTGATACTAGTCGTACACAAGCAACTGCTAAAAGTAATCTTATTGATAGATATCAAAAAATATTTACTGGTGCAGGACTAAGTGGATATTCAGATGCGTTGTTGACAAAGTCTATGAGGTTAAATTTATTCAAAGACTACGAACAAATGGATTCAGATGCAATAATATCATCAGCACTTGACATTTATGCTGACGAGTCTACGATGAAATCAGAATATGGAGAAGTATTACAGATAAATACAGACAATGACCAAGTAAAAGAAATATTACATAATCTTTTTTATGATATAGTAAATATTGAATTTAATTTATGGCCTTGGATACGAAATATGTGTAAATATGGTGATTTCTTTTTAAAATTAGAAATAAACGAAAAATATGGTATAACAAATGTTGTTCCTTTACCTGTTTATGATGTTTCAAGACTTGAAGGAATTGATCCTGAAAATCCTGAATATGTAAAGTTTTTAATCGAAGCTTCTACTTCAGAACACAGATATAAACAAGAACAGTCTTCGACAAAAGAAGAGTTAGAAAATTATGAAGTAGCACATTTTAGATTATTATCTGATTCCAACTATTTACCATATGGTAAATCACAAATAGAGGGTGGTAGAAAAATATATAAACAGTTAACTCTTATGGAAGATGCTATGTTGATTCACAGAATCATGAGAGCACCAGAAAAAAGAATTTTTAAATTAGACATTGGTAATATCCCACCATCTGAAGTTGAAAATTACATGCAACAAGTAATTAATAAAATGAAGAAAGCACCTGTAGTTGACGAAACAACAGGTGATTATAATTTAAAATATAATATGCAAAATATTACTGAGGATTTTTTCTTACCAGTTCGTGGTGGAGATAGTGGTACAGATATTTCTAGTTTACCTGGCCTTACGTATGAAGCAACAGAGGATATTGAGTATCTTAAAAATAAATTATTGTCTTCATTAAGAATACCAAAAGCATTTCTTGGGTTTGATGAAAACATAGGTAGTAAGGCTACATTAGCTGCAGAGGATGTTCGTTTTGCTAGAACAATAGAGAGAATACAAAGAATAACTTTATCCGAGTTAACAAAAATAGCTATAGTTCATTTATATGCACAAGGTTATCAAGATGCAGAGTTAACTAATTTTGAGTTAACATTAACAAATCCATCTACAATTTACGAACAGGAAAAGATTGAGTTGTGGAATAACAAAACATCTTTAGCTGAATCTATGGTTAGAGATGGATTAGTTTCTACAGAATGGATTTATAAAAACATATTTAATTTTAGTGAAGATGAAATAAAAGATATGGATACTCAAATTACATTCGATTATAAAAATAAATACAGACGCTCACAGATAGAAGCAGAGGGAAACGATCCAGCAGAAACAGGCCAATCAGTAGGTTCACCATCTGATTTAGCAATGGGTAGAAGTGGTCACGAATTAGGTGATGAAGGTGGTGCACCTGAAGGTGGATTTGATGGTGCTGGAAGACCAAAGGAACCTAATAAGTATGGAAAAGATAGTGGAGTGAGAGGTAGAGATCCATTAGGAGCTCATGATAAGAAAAAAGGTGGTAGTGGTGCACCTAAATACGGTAAAGCTTTAGCGTTGGCTCACTATGATTCTCTCAAAAAATCAATGAATTTTAATAAAAAAGAGAGAGAAATCATAACAGAAGTGTCAGAATTAGAAGAAGAGTACCAAAATGAGGTAAGTTCTTTCAGTAATGACAAATCAAATGATTAATTATTGTTTAACTTTATATTTATTTATGAGTAAATATATATACATACGGAGTAACTTGTAATGGCTCAAAAACTAAAACACTCGAAGATTAAGAATACTGGTATTCTCTTCGAATTATTAACAAGACAGATAACTGCTGATGTATTGGCTGGGAAATCAACCAAATCAGTTGGAATCTTAAAAAAGTATTTTAATGAAAATACTGAGTTAGGAAAAGAGCTTGAACTTTACAAGTTACTTTCTGAAAAAAATTATACGTCAGAAGCAAAGGCTACTGATTTACTAAATGTTGTTATTAAACAACGTCAAAAATTAAGTAATTCCAACTTACGTAGAGAAAAATATAATCTAATAAGTTCCATTAAAGAAAATTATTCAGTAGATGATTTCTTTAGTGGTCGTATTCCTAATTATAGATTACTTGCTTCAATTTATAATGTTTTCCAATCAGAAACTACAAACAAAAAATTCAAAGCTGACCATATAGTCAACTCAAAATTTACAGTATTGGAAAATATTACACATAAGAAAATAGATGATAAGCAAATTAAAGCTAAAGTACTAAAGGAATATAACAAAGAAGATAAAGATTTAAGACTTCTTGCTTATCAGATTTTAGTTGATAAATTTAATTCTAAGTATAAGAATTTAAACGAATCTCAAAAAAAATTACTAAAAAATTATATTAACAATATAAGTAATACTAATTCATTAAGAGAATATGTTGATATTGAAGTAACTAAAATTAAAAAACAATTAGAAAAGCATTTACCAAAAGTTAATGATAAAATTACAAGTATAAAATTAACGGAAGCAATTGCTCAAGTAGAAAATTTAACAAAAGGTAAAATTGTTAATGAAAAACAAGTTTTGACTTTAATGAGATATTATGAACTTATTAAGGAGATAAGTAATGTCCATAAGGGATAAGTTAAAAGAAATAATTAAAGAGTTAATCAGACAAGAACTTGAAGAAGTATCTGTAACTGGTTCAATTGATGGTGGTGCTGGGCCACCCAAAACTCCTTATGCTTTTAGTAGTGGTAAAAAGAAAGACAAAGAAAAAGAAAAAAAAATAGCTCAGGCTAGTGGTTATGAAAAAGTAAATGAAGGAAAGTATCACGACTATAGAAATGATGAGACACTTACTGCAAAACAAAAAATAGGTAAGTCGATGAGAGAAATCAGAGATAGTCTTAATAATTTAGATAAACTTGTAAAGATGAATGTTCGTCTTAAAAATGAATTGAATGTAGATTCTAGGTCATATTGGAAGAATACTCATAAAGCTTTGAATAAGATAAGTGAGAGGTTAGTAAAACTAGCGAACAAAGTCGGACAATTACAGTAAGTCTGATATGTCTTTTGAAGAGAACAAAAAATCCTATATGGATACTTTGTTCAGTATTTCTACATTACTAAAAAGATGGCAAATAGAAATACAGAATAAAGATGTAGATAAAATTTATATGGTAAGAAGACTTGGACAATGGATAGAACAATTGGAAAGTCTCAAACATGAAATAATGATGGGAAAAGATAAATGAAACAACTAATAGTAGATTATTTACCATTTGAGGTAAGACCAGAACAAATAAACGAATCTATGAAAGAAAATAGTGGTAAGTTGATTGTGAAAGGAGTTTTACAAAGAGCAGAAGCTAAAAATCAAAATGGTAGAATTTATCCTCGTGAGATATTAGAAAGAGAAGCTGATAAATATACTTCAGATTTTATAAAACAAAGAAGAGCTATGGGTGAGTTAGACCATCCTGAATCATCAGTAGTGAATTTACAGAATGTTTCTCACAATGTCAAGGAAATGCATTGGGAAGGTGACAATTTATTAGGTACAGTTGAGGTTCTTGGAACACCGAGTGGTAACATATTAAAAGAATTATTTAAGAGTGGTATTAAATTAGGTATTAGTTCTCGTGGTATGGGTTCAGTTGAATCTGTTAATGAGGGTGAAGCACAAGAGGTTCAAGACGATTTTGAACTTATCGCTTTTGATTTCGTTTCTAATCCATCTACACATGGTGCTTTTTTACATCCAACAAATGAATCAATTAATGAATCAAAGATAGTTGGTAGAACTTGTGGTGATT